GGCAAGTTTCAAGTCTGCTTGGACTTCTTCTAATACCGTATCCATTTTAAGTGTGGCGTGACTTGCTAAAACTGTAGTAGCAACAAACCCCACAATCCCAGTTGTAAAAAGGATTTTTGGAGCATGTTTTTGCAATTGTAGAGATTGTTGATATGATAGCTTAACCAGATTTTCTACATTGAGATTCATTTTGTTCTCCTAATCAATTTGTTCTGGGCGTGGAAGATTTAATAGATAACCGTTCTTTACTCGACTTACACCGGCTCCGCGAAGGTTAGACCAACCATAACGCTCGTCCGTAAAATTACCACTAATTCCAACAAGTTCATACAAGTCGGAAACAGTAGCAATCTCAAACCGATCTACAACATCAAACAAACGATCGATGACGCTTTCTGCTTCAACTCGAGTTGGCAAAATAATTTCATCAAAGTTATGCGTCGCACGTCCTCGCTTACTAATACTTGGACTTCTAGTCAGATCTGGACGCATTGTATTACTGCTAGAATATCGGTTGTAACTTACATAACCGTTATTGGGTTGACGTGAGCTTCCGCGTCGTCCGCCTCGTGATTCCCCACCAAACAACAGTTGGTCAAGTCCTGAGCTAATTGCGTCAGATAACATATCTTTTGCTGCAGGAACAATAACGTCCATAACTACAAAATTGAATACACTTGCCGCGTCAGCTTGTGCAAATGTTTCTGTAATGCTTTTAAAAAATGGCTTTTTTCTTCTAACAGCAGAACTCGTTGTAACTCGCTCTAAATTCTTAGATGCTTTATTAACGCTGACTTTTTCTTTATTACTATTGCTTGGATACTCCATTATTCCTCAATCCTAAAATTAAAAACTAAGAACCTTTGTAGGGTTCTTAGCTTTGAGTTATACTTCTGGGGTTTCAGGGGTTTCTTCTGGTGTTTTCTTATTGTCTTCAAATTCAGTATACCATTGATCAATCAAGTTGTCAGTGTATTGCTTGGCGCGGTGGGCTGCCAATGTTCCAATCATAAATGCTCCAACCGAATTACGTACTTTGTGGTTACGTGATTCAGCTACAGGCAAGTTATTCTTGACACAGAGTGCAGTCACCGTTGAAACAGTACCGCCAACAAATGTTGATACGATAAACTTCACAGTGGTTTTAGAGAACATGAAAATCCTTCTTTCAGTAGTGGGTCTCATTATATAATGTGTTTTCTACGCGAGACTTTACATTCTGGGTGTGTTTGGATTATTAAAATGTTCTATAAGCATTGCGGCAAATATGGGCTCAATATACGTAGATGATGCTCGTGTATAAAACCAGGGAAACGTATCTTGGACGATCTTATAAAAATACATAGACGGGTAACCGCATAGTTTTGCAATTTGATAAAAACGCATATGTAACCTCTCTAAATTTTTAGGGGCACATGATTGGGGGCACGGCTGTCGTTTAAAATTAGCATCCGGTATAGAAGGGCTCTTGCTAATTCCCCTTTACAACGTTACTTATTCTCCACTAGACTGCTTTTTTGCGCGCCATTCATCGAACTCCATTTGGTCTGTAATTTCGTTTGACTTAGCTGAAGGCAGTTCCTTTGACAAGTGATCTTGCGGTACTCCGGCTGGCTGTGGAATATCAGAAACATCCGGCAAAATACCATTAATAAAGGTAGTTGCTTCATTGGCATTTGTTAGAAATCCCATGTACAATTCGCTAAATGCTGCATGCTGTGTAAACTCGTCGCGAAGTTTTTCGTTCTTGATAAACAACTTACCATCGTCCGACCTTACACCGTAAGCAAGCAAAATAATCTTTTTAAAAATAGCAAGCATCTCGTACGGATCTTCGCTAGCTACAATAGACTTAAGCAGACCCGAAAAGCCGTCCTTGTCTTTAGTACTTACTTCCAACTCCAAAGCTTCTGCTTTTGTCAAGTTGAAATAAAAAGTGTCCGTTTGTTGCTCACCATTAAAATCGGTATAAGTAATATCCTTTTTAAGCATTATCATTCCTTACGGTAGTCAAAGAATTCTTACGCAGAATCTCTGTATTTTGATTTTTGATTTCTTCAGCAACGACGCACGATAGCAAAAATAAATAATTAATATGGTCTGTAATTTTTTCGTCCCATACTTCCTTAGCGAATTGCTCTTCAGACGCACACATGTCGTAAATAGAAACTGTGTGCTTTGCCATCATGCCAGCCAGCGCACTTAATTGCGAGCTGCTATGTAATTGCGCAGCAGATTTAAAGTTATGTAAAACGTCAATCGGCCCTGCATACTCGCCTTGCTTCTTAACTAACATGTCTTCGCAACGTCGACTTTGTTCAGCAATGACTTTTATAAATTCTTTATGTTCCATAATATATCCTTAAAAGAAAATGCAAAAGAGAAAGGCTTAGTAGGTTTTACTAAGCCCTCTCTTCGGCACAAGGCCTATGGGGAGTGTCAGTCAAGCACAACGTCGAAAGCGTCGCTTGAACCGTCTTCTGTAGTTGTAGAGTCGTCTTTAGTCAGGCGACGCATTACTACGGCGGCTGCAACAGCGCCAATGGCGGTGAATGCAATCTTCGTAATAAGCGGCGTCTTCTTGTAGAACGGCGTTTTAACAGCAGATTCGGATGGTTCAGATGGCGTCACAATAACAACGTTATTGGGCTCAGTCATGATATTTCCTTTCAGTAGGGGTTTGTGGTCCATTATAGCGTGTGTAATATTTGCGAGTACGTTTAGCTAAATTTGTGATAATTTCGTACTGGAGCTACAGAAAAGTCAAACGATAAACAAGGTTCGTTTGTTTCGGACAGAACTGACGAGAATTTAAGCTCTAATAATTTGTCGAGAGTCCATCCCACTTCTTCTGAAGCTGATGTAATCGGGAGACCGATTAAAATATAAAAGTCACTTAAAGAAGCGTAGCCATCATTTAGGATTGTGTAGTTGATGTCGTTTTGCGCGCTTTTTAAAGTTTCCATTGTGCTGTTGAAATATCGCCCTGTAAACATATCATAGCACAACACTTCGCTAGGACCAATGATCATAAGTTGATTACTGGGTTGATTTGATACTCGATCTTGTGCAATTTCATCTCTTAGTATTTGTTCTTTCTTTTCGCCAAGTTTCTCAATTACTTTATCTTTATACTCAGCATATGCTTTTTCTGTAATTGTGTATGCTGCTGCAATTGCGGCGGCACGTTTATTACTAATTCGATTAGCAGCTACAATTGAGGTAATTGTGAGAAGACTAGAGCTTGCTGCTGGAATATAAAGTTGCCATACTAGTTTAACAATTTCGTTGTTTGTTAATGGCTTTTCTTGTTGCATCTCTTCCCAAGCAATAATTTCAGACGCTTTGAGCGTTGCTTTGGATGCAAGAAAAGCAGTAGAAAAAGTACCAGTAATTCCAATCGCAATTAAAATAGATGGCGAATTATCAATTGCTAATTTTTCCGCTCGTTTTGCTAGATGTATTAATGTCACGTTGCACTCCCTTAATTCCCTTTACGATCATTGCGGTACCACTAATAATCTGTCGTTCATTAATGGTAGCTTTATATACATTCTTAGCAATTGAACTAACAATGAAAATAGCAAACAAAGTTAACAGAATAATAGAAGTGATTAAAATAAAACTAAGAAATAACAAACTGTTTACCAAAAAATCTAACATTAGATTTGCTCCTTAAATAAATTAGAAATAAAAAAGAGAAGAAACGTAGTTAGGGGGTCTACGGGAAAATTAATTCCTTCTTCTCATTATAGTATATGTTTTTTACGCGAGCAAAAACTAAAGCCCGTGTTAGGGGCCTTAGTGTTGAGATTATACAAATAGTTAAGATGCGAGTAGAAACAGGTTTGTCATCACAACCAATCCAAGCATCATCATTAAGATGACGGCATAGAATAGGGCTACGACTTTTACAAACTTTAATAGTGTACTCATATAATACCTCTCCTTGTAGGGGTCTCATTATATAAGTTGTATTTACTGCGAGTTAAAAAAAATAAGATATGTAAAACCTTAGAAGGCATGTAAGATTATTGCGTTCTTACACGCCTTCTAAGGTTTTTAAGTCCTATCTGGTTTACTAGTTACCTAAGTTTCATCACAAAACTCAAGGCCTTACTAGTCACAATGTTTGCTCGTTCAAATCCAAGAATTAGCGCAATTCCTGCGAGATTTCCTGTAACTAGAACCAAAGTGTCTTTACTAATAGGATTGGAGGAAACGGATTCCTTCATCTTATACAGTTTAGCAAGCTGGTCTAATTGCTTGGAATACTCGTCAAGGCTTACAGTGCTTCCTTGAATTTGAGTTTCTAAATCATTGATGATTTTGTCGAGGCCAGATTGTTTATGGTTCTTGTTAGTGAACAAAGCAATTCCTTTCGGTAGGGGGCTCATTATACCCTATGTTTTAGATGCGAACTTAATTTTTTCTAAAATAAATTGCTCTGAATATGTTTGAACCTTAATTGTTTGCTCTGGTTTTTCGTAAGTATAAATACTACGTAACCTAATTTTACTAGTGCTGTTTACGCTAAAATTTAAATCTTGAGGAATGTTTACTAATTGAATATATGGGCTGATACAACCAGGTTTTGTATTATAAGATTGTATAGTATTTAAAAAATAAGAACGCACAATTGTTGTGTTGTCTTTTGCATCGTAAATATCAACCCAATTACTAATGGTTACGTTTACTCCAAAATTACAATATGTTTTATAAGTTAAAGTGACATTATTGCCAGCTTCAACCTCAGGTGGTCTAATTGTTCCGACCTTACCATCAGGAAATGTTATCTCATTCCAAACAATTGCTTTATCCCTATTAACTTGCTGTTGCGCAAAAATATATTGCACTGCATAATACGTTAAGATTGAACTAACAGCAATAAAAACGGTAGTACTTACCCACGTTAATTTGTGCTTCATCAGGACAACCGTCCTGTAACAAGAGCTGTGACAATCGTTAGCATTGAGCCCGCAATAGCGTAAGCTCCTGCTTTCCATGGGCGAAGTTCTTTGCTTGTAACAAATTTATCATCGCCAACAATTGTTAATAACCTAACGTTGGTTAAAGCTTGTCTTTGTAATGCTGATAGAGCAGCAGCAAGTTCGATTGGCTGTAAATGACCATGAATAATGGCATCTTGTAAAATTTCAGCATCACGTTCTGCTACCCTTAGCGCATCATCAATTTTTTCTTCAGACATACCTAATCCTAACTAATAATTGATAACGTTGGGTAAGCAAGTTCGCCTGTCGAGTCATGCGATCGAATATATTCCGTTATGCGAGCGGTTGATTGAATATTATTATTGGTTCTTAACTCAATAATATCACCAAGTAAATAGTCTACACCAAAAGTGTAATTTACTTGTGGTACAATTTGCCCGTCTACCATTCGCACGTAGTTGTTGTTAATTAAAGCGTTTTTTGCTTTTTTGTCTAGAGCTGTACCTAAAGTAGTAGTACTTGACCCAGCATCTTCAAACGTAAAATCATCTACAAACAAGATCATAGTGCGACGGTCCCAACCTATTGCCGTTTCCCCTCCATCAACGTATGCTACGCCGTTTCGAAGGCCAATCACAAAAGGGTCTTCGGCGGCAGGATCCGAGGTTAAATATGCGTAAGCGACGTTTTTATAATTCGCAAGCGAGCGTAATTCTTTTACATTAACTAACGAGTCTAAAGCTGATTGAAAAGAAACAACAGGGAATGTGCTTTGACTACTGGTTAGATTTCGACCTTTATAAACGCTAAACGTTAAAGTATATCCGTCTACAGACACGCCGGTTGGTATTAATTTAAATCCAAGAGAATATAACTTACAAACTTCTTCTACAGCATCGTACACAGGCCCGTACTTAGCCTCGTACGTGACGTTAGAGCCGCCGGTTAATGGGGATACTACAAGGTTGGGTATGACCTCATTTTGGCCCCCAGGGATTGGAGGATACGCTCCACTTATGCCCAGTCCTCCGTTTACACACATTGCCGATACAATTCGCGTAGCAATGGCTCCTTGCTGATCTGTTATTGAATAATTTTTAGCGGACCATAATGTGGATGATCGAATAATTCGGTTTTTAAGAAACCAAACTAAAAATTTTCCTTCAATCCGCATTTCATTATTCTCAATAACAACCGTGTCAATAAGTCCAACTTCGGTCGAGTCGTTATAAGCTAGAAAATCCCCAGGTGCTAATAGATTTAGATTGTCTTCTGTCATAGGAAGTGTAATGACAAAATCCCCAGCTTCTGAATATCTTTCCGTCCAAATAATCGTTATAAAATCTTCAATAATATCAGTGCGCAAAAATGACGATGTAAGTTTATATAAAGCCATTATAGGCCTCCGTATTTAGTTTTATAAATAACATCCCAGGTTACTAGATCCAAATTATTTGAGGCGTTAAACAAATTGTCACCTGGATATAATTGAATCCAATTGCTGGCCAATGTTACGCCACTCATGACTGAGCTAGTCGCTTGCGTAGCTTTTGTTACGCGTAAAGCCGATTTGCTACCCATAGTCGTATTAATTCTTACATCGTAGGTGCTATTCACTAAAGTTGTAATTGCAAAAGAATCAGTTTTACTTGTCGTGTTAATAACCTGAAGGACGCTTTGAGACGAACTAGCGTAGGCTCTTCGAAAATCAATTATAATACCCGTTGGTACAGTGCCAATATATGGGATTGTGGTTGTTGTTAAAGTTGGCCGCTGGGTTACGTCACCACTTACAACTGTAAAGTCAACATCTTGGAAGTGTGGGAATGGGCAAATAATAGAAACTTGCAACTCTGGGTTAACACTAAATATGTTTGGCGTGACTGACTCAACATACCCGCTAATCTCGCAAACAGGAAGGTTAGTGCTTGTAAAAATCAAAGTAACTTCATTCTTTGGCATAAAATATTGATACGCCAATTGACGTAAATCTGAACTACTTGAGTATTCAGTCCAATATGGATTTAAACCTAAAGTTAATGTAATGTTACGTTTGCCAACATTTGATCCGACGTAAGTTTCACCGTCTAGTGTGGCGTAAGAAGAGGTTGAAATTGATGCTTCAACTGGTCCTAATCCGTCAATGTTTAAAATCTGTAAAGGGTCCGATAGAATTGATGCGTTTGATAATTCAAACGGTGCACTAAATACGGTTGGTGTTTTAATTTCAAGACTTGTAAGCATTTTTAATCTCTCCTTTCAGAATATGTTTAGGCTAAGCCCCATAAGTTTATACAGGGCTTAGCCTAAATATAATTAAGATGCACTACCAATAACAGTTTTGGCTTGTGACAGTTGGTTGTTTGTCCGCCTATAAATTTCTGTAGTCGATAACGATTCTGGCGAATTATTATTTTGAACAAATTGAATAACCTTTGGATCTGGTGACTGCTTATCTTTCAACTCTTGCAGTTGCAAATCAGCCGCAAGATTCGAAATGGCATTTGCTTTAGTCAAAGACAAATCAGCCGATAATGTTGTATTTGAGACTCCCAAGTCCATCTTACTCGCGTCCTTACGGAACTGAGTTAGGTCGATTACAGGAGTAATAACCGGTGACATATTAACGTCTGTTGATAGAATATTACCAACATTAGACATCGCTTCATTTAATTTAGAAACAACATCGCGTGACATGTTAGCCGTACTATCAACAACAGTGTCAGCTAAACTTACTCCTGCTGTAGATACAAGTTTCTTATTGTCTTCTAAACCAATGGATAAACCAGTAACAACATCATTACCAATTCCAATAAATACCTTAGATGGAGACTCAGATTGAAGAACACCCTTAACTCCATTAATAAGCGCGCCGCCTAATTTCCCTGCAGCTCTTTTTACAATGGCTGGAGCATCTTCAAGACCTAAGGCAATACCGTCAACAATAGCATTTACCAAATCTTTACCAGCATCGTTAAATTTTTGCGCATTATTAGTAATATAAAGTGTTAACTCAGTGACAAACCTTAAAGCTGTATCGCCAGCGGCTGTTACAATTTTATAAGCGCCATCGCCAAGTCCTGTAACTAAATTAGTTATTAATTCAACGCCAGCATCAATAATCTTTTGGTTATTATTGTCAAGTTCTGTAATAAAAGCTGTAATTAAATCGCCAATTTTGGTTACAAACTTTGGAATGTTTTCCTTCATACCATCAAGGAAGCTGTTAATTAATTCATAGCCAGCATCAACATATTCTTGTATATTAGTTCGTAAAACTTCAATTCCAGCAGCAATTAATTCTTTTATCATCTCTTTAAATGCTGGAATATTATTACGAATAGCTTGAATTAATGAAGCAATAATCGTGTCAAGTGCTTCTGTAATTTTAGGTCCGGCATCTCTAAGGACCACAGCAAGCGCAATTAATCCTAAACCAATTTGTTGAATGAACAATGGAATTAACCCAATGATTGTTTCAAACATGGTAACAAGAATTAGCGTTGCTGGAGTTCCAACAACGGCTAGCAAGGCTAAAGCTGTTGCAAATAACATCATGCCAGTTCCAACTAAGAAGAATCCGGCGCCCAACAGTAAGATTGCCGTACCTAACAATGCAAGCGGACCAGAAAATACAGCCGCCACAGCTCCAAACACTGCCACGACACCAGCTAAAGCAAGTAGAATACCAAGACCAGATGCGGCATCATCCCACTTCATATTACCTAAACGAATTAATGATTCTGTCAGTAGGCCAATAGCTACGGCAATTAATAAGATTGCCCCGCCAGCGCCAAGTGCGCCAGGACCTACGACTGACAAAGCAATTAATAAAGCGGATATACCACCAATTAATGCTGCCAAGACGCCAAGGCCCTTAGCTGTGTCGCCGGCATCTAAATTACCTAAAATAACTACAACTCCAGCAAGCAAATATAATGCTCCTGCAATAAGAGCAATTGCGACTCCTGCTCCAGCAGCACCAGGACCCATAGATTTTAAGGAAACCAGTAAAAGCACAATGCCAGCAACAAGAGCGGCCATAATACCTAAACCTCTAGCAGCATCTTCTGGATTTAAATTACCAAGAATAAAAACAGCTCCAGCTAGAATATTAATAGCAACTGCCATAAGCAATAGACTAACCCCAGCAGCAACCGACGTTTTATCTAAAGCCGCAAACTTTGCAAATAAACCAAGACCAGCTAAAAGTGCTCCAACCGCAATCAATCCTTGTGCAAGATCTGCCGCGCTCATAGCGCCAAGTTTAGCAACTGCACTAGCTAATATTCTTACAGCAAATGCTAATAGAATCATAGATGTTGTTGCTGCTACAATTTTAGAGTTTTCTTTGGGTTCTATGTCACTAAGTTGCTTCATAGCTTTTACTAAAACAGTCACAAGAATACCAATAGCAATGATGCCCGAAATGAGGTCATTAGTTGGAATTTTAGCAAGCGCCATTAAAGACAAGACTAAGATTCCGACAGCAATTGCAATTTTAAGAATCATGTTTGCTCTAACATCATTTTGCATCGTCTTTAAGTAGCTAGTTAGTTGATTTAGAATACCACTGAATGCACGAACAAGTTTATCAACACTTCCAAGGAATCGTCGAAGGGTTATATACAAAGCAATAAAGAAACCGGTGTTGACAATAGCTAACACTTCTTGGAAATCAAGACCCTTAATCCATTCGGTAAGTTTCGTCCAAAGAGCGGCTAGAGGTGCGCCAATTCCAGCTAAAGCTTTACCAATTCCTCCACCTGTACCCTTTAACGCATCAACAATATTTGACCAGATCTCACTTACAGTATCACCTGTCGTTGCAAGTTTATTCATATCTCCATTAGTTTTTGATACGCCTTTAATGGAGAATTTAAAACTACTTAGTTCTGTTATTTTATCAAATATGTTATTGATAGCAGTTCTTAGTGTATCAACGCCTTGCATTAATGGGTTATTAGCAGCAAACGGACCAGCCGTAAGCTTACCATTAAACAATGAGTCAACAAGTTGCCTAATGCCCTCAAGGGCTCCAATGATTGGACCAAATGCTGAGTTACCAGTATTCTTTAGAAAGTCAATAGCTTTAGACAGTGCGTTAGAAAATGATTCGCCAAGATTACCGATACCATAGGCCCATTGGTCTGTAAGTTCTCTTAATGACCAAAAGCTACCTTGGAGTTTGTAAATAAAGTTCTCTGTGTCTCCACGGAGTAACGAACCAAAAGCCATACCGAGCCATTTAAGAGCGGTGATAACTGGAAAAATTGCATCACTAATCTTTTTATAATAGTTTTCAATTGTTGTACCAACAGTGTTTAACCATTTATTAATACTGTCTGCAACGGTTTGTGCTTTATCTGCAAAGTTTGTGAAAACATCTAGGTTGCCGCCAATAGCTCCAAATAAACTTCCAAAAACGCCAAGAATTCCTTTGACAATTCGTATGCCTAATTTGATAACTGTAAAGACAACTGAAAATACAGCGCCTAATATTTTACCAACAGGAATAGCTCCGTTTTTTAAGTTCTCTGTAAACTCTTTAAACAATACAGATAAATTATAAAGTTGCTTAGAAGTCATTGGTGGGAATATCTTTTCAAACGCTTTTTTAATTGGACCTAGTAAATTCTTTAAGATTTGTAAAGCATTACTTAACCCTTTAATAACCTCATCTCTACCGCCTAATTTTTTCCACCCTTTTAACATTTTGGTTAGTTCGGTAAGTGGACCAGTTAACATTGGACTAATTGTTTCACTGATTTTAGTCCAGAAATTTGTTGCTTCGTTAAAATCGCCAATAATTACATTAAAAACGTCAGACCATCGAGAAGCAATACTTTCTTTTAAGACGTTAAAGAATTGCGTTCCAGTTCGGACTTTTGTTGCTGCTTCTTCTGCAGTTTTTGCTTGCTTTTGAAATTTAGCAATTTGTTTGTCAGTTAAACCCAAAGATTTCATTTGTTCTTTTGATAATTCACCAGATTGAATTTTCAAATAATTGGTCATAACGCCAGTTGTTAACCAGTTTTTTTCAAGTGATGCGTTAAAGTTTGTGCTAGCAAGTTTTGCCGCTTCTGTATCTTTACCAAAAGTACCCATAGATTTGCCTAATTCAATTAGGCTAGCTTGCATGTTTTTATTACCCATACCCACGTTTGTTAAAGAACGCCAGTCCATAAGACGAACTTGACCCGAAGACAACGCTTGAGATAACTGATATGCAGCGGCGGCAGCGCCTTGCGCGTTTGTGCCAGATGCAGCGGCTTCGTTAGAGAAACCTTTAATCATCGTTGTTGCGTCTTCAATTCTAATTCCGGCGTTGGTAAACAGACCGACGTTTTTTGTCATTTCACCGAAATTATAAATTGTCTTGTCGGCGTACTCATTCAAATCGTCAAGCGCAGCAGTAACTTGTGGTAATTTTGTTCCGTAACGAGCGGTGTTTGCAAGAATTGTTTGAATTGATCCAAGTTTTAATTCGTAAAGGTTTAAACCTTCGCCAACCTGCTGAATCGTCAAAGATTTTGCAAGGCTAATTCCGGCGTCAACAGCTTTGTTAGTGATGTTTGATAAGGCAGTGATTGCTACTGTGGATAACGCAATAAATTTAGCTGATATACCGTTAGTTGCATTTCCTAAAGTTGCAAGAGAAAATTTGTTTGCTCCTGCTTGTAAATTATTTAAACCTTGCGCGGCTTCATTCATTTGTAACGATTGTTTTAATTTATCAAGAGAATTGATTGAGGTTTGAATATTAGACTCAAACTGTCGATTGTCAAATTTCATTGATACTATTCGTTCTTCAACACCACTCATGCGCGTTTCACCGCCTTCCATATATCGTCGGTTATTTGGTCAAATATAGGTTTAATTGCTGGATTTATAAAGTCTTCTCCAGCGACATAACCACCGGTGCCAGTGCCATGTCCATACTGTAACAAAATTACAACAGGGATGCCATCTTCAATGTTTTTGTTACTCCAAAAAATTTGGTAATAATCTTTTGTTTTTTCAATCTCATAATACCAAGAAAAAGCAGTTTCTTTTGTGTCTTTAGGTGTTGCTTTTTCTAAAGCGTCAACTCCTTTTTCTCCGTTTTTTTTTAAGACGTCCATCACGTTAATTTTTTTCAGATTATTAAAAAAGTTTTCTGTTTTATTAAAAGAACCTTTCGACTCAAAAGATATCATTACCATCCTTTGGTTTATGTGTATAGACGCAAAACGACAACACCGTTTGGAGATGACGTTGCAGAAGTAATACCTGCTGTTCCATAAACTTTTGTAGCTGCGGTTAAGGTATAAGGTTTTGCGCCGCCACCTCCGGTAGCATTAACTGAGTCGACTATTAAATCTGAAAACGGAGGCTTTCGACTTTGTGCTGCGGAATTCTCAGATGGGTAGGCGCCATAAGCTCCAGGTGACGGTATGCCAATAATTACACCATTACCCCAATAGGCAGCTCCACCCGCTCCTCCAGATCCTCCAGTACCAATTGATCCATCCCACGAGCCGTTAAACAACGCCGTGCGGGATGCTGGAACTAAACCTCCGCCGCCAGTCGTTTGATTGCCTTTTCCTCCGGCTCCACCGTATCCAAATGTAGTTACTGATCCAGCGCCATTCGTGATTGCTTTCTTACCGCCAAGCCCTCCAGAAGCTTTGCATGTGTTTGTGTTAAATGAGGAGTATCCACCAGTTCCGCCATTAGTTGCTGCGGTGTAAACAGTCGGAGAGGTTCCGGCACTTGTGCCGGCAGCGCCAGCTGTTCCAACAACCACAGGGACAGAGCTTGGTAGTTCGCTCAAAACTCGATTTCTGATAAGGTGTGAGCCTCCACCACCAGGGGCTCCTCCTGCGGCAATAACTCCTCCGTATCCAGGATTAACTGACCCAACGGTTCCGCCATAGCCGCCAGAGGCTCCAATACACATCACATCGTAATACAAATACCCCATGTCAATGTAATTTTGTGGTGTAAATGTTAAACTTTGTGTAAATATAAAAACCATTGGCGTCAAAGGTCTTTGAGATTCTCCTAAACTAAGTCGCATAAAACACCTCCAAAATTAAGGGCTAGAAATTGTATATGAGTTTGCATCAATAACAGTTACCGTGTTACTATTAATTGTATAGGTTGTAGAATCTACATAGGTTACCGCTTCACCTGTAGCCGTAAATGATCCATCTCCATTATCTGTAATTATAAGAGAAGGCTCAAGTGATTGGTTAATGATTTCGTATACATCTTCTGGCGATGGCATAAATGGAACTGCGGAGGTTGCGCCGGACGGTGTGGTCCCGCCATAATATAACCAGAGTTCAATATAGGTCAGCGTAACCGAATCAATTTTTCGTGAATCTAAAATTATATGGTTTGTTGGCGTCCCGTAAGGCACGGCAACTGGAATTCCAGTTAAATCCCATGCAAAAGTGCTGGGCGTTCCAATATTGGTTGTGCTGGCAAAGGTTTTGTTAGAGGGGATGGCGTTTAAGTTATACAATAAATGTAATTTATAATGACCATTACCAGTCTCATTCACACCGTTACCAATTTTAGTTCTATAAGATAAACTAAAAGATTCTCGTTTTTGATTTTCGGCAAAGTAGCCTTGCGTTAATTCAGTTAGACCTTCAAGTCTATAAACTTCATCGGGATAAGTATAAGCGTTTAATGTTCCGTTATACTCTCCAACTTGTTGTGTGTCTAAATACTTAACTCCATCTAAATAATAAGGAGAACGTGTTTTGCTAGATAGATCTTCAACGACACTTGTGATTCCGTTCCATGGAACTGCGGTTCCGTCGGTTAAATAAAGAACGCCCCGATCAACTCCAGTCTCGTATGTTTTTTCCGTGTCAACGTCCCACACAATAGCCATTGTTCTCCTTTCTATCCGCTAGTATTGAGTTGCGCTTTTCTTTGCGCATTGAGATCTCGGTTTCTTTGAGCTAATTCATTTCTGCTCATCTTCTTTGGTTTAGCGCTTTTTAGGTTACAAATTTTAATTAATGTAAACAATCTATTTAAGTGCCAAGTTTCACATTCAAATGGAATGTTAAAAACAGTTAACCAGTAGTAAATTAATTCAGACGTAATTGTCTCAGATGATTTTGGCGCTGTTGCGTCATCTCTAAACCATGTAGCAGACATTTTGGAATTTATGTAATTGTTAATGTCATTTAAATTACTTTCAGAGAGTCTGTTCAAAACCTCCGGAGCAATGTTTGGCGTAAGAGTCATACATTGAATGTATGAAAGAATTTCCTCTGCCGATTTTTCATCATAACCAAGGAAACTTTTCTCCCATTTTGACTCCCACAGTGAAAGTGAGATCAGGGAATGTTCAAAGTCAACAACTATGTCGCCAACTGTATCAAACTCTTGAGTTTCATTATTAAAAACTTCTGTACCAAGAATTGTTAATGTGAGCATTCCCTGACCTCCTTCCTTATTTATATTAAGTGGTGCGAGTGAACGACCAGTCGTCGTCAGATCCAGCAGTAAACTTGTATGCGCCAGTCGATGGAGTTGCGCGAATAATAAGTGTACTGAGGGACGGAATAGCAGCCATAGCGCCGGCAACAACAATAGCGTTGGTGTCTGCGCGACGGTACGTAACACCGGTAACTGCAGGAATTGTAATAACTCCTGTAGAACTAACAAATGTTGGCGACGTTGGCGTAACCGCGGTTTGTGCGCCAGCAAACATTGTGATTACTTCGTCAGGCAACGGCAAACGTGCGGTTGTACCAGCCGTACCGTACAGAGCATCCTCAAGTGTAGAAAGGTTGCCTGATGTAACCTTGGTCGAGTCAATTGTTAGCAATGAGGTACGCTTCAAGCCTGTGACATCTACCGCCGTAGTCATAAATTCCCAGCTGAAAGTCAAAGCCTCAGGAGAATCGTTGATTGTGGCATAAGCCTTTTCGCTCGGCATGGCCTTTGCACCGTAAACCAAGTGCAACTTGTAACCGGCTTCCTCTGTAACGTCATTACCAATGCGTGTACGGTAAGAAAGACCAAAACTACTACGAGTTTGTTGTCCAACACTAACACCGTTTTGCGGGCTTGCCGTACCATCGCATTGTTCAAATTGTTGCGGATAAGTGTAAGCCTCAATAGTTCCACCAAACTCTTCGGTGGACACCAAGTTCAAGTACTTAATGTTATCTGCGTACAAAGGTGTTTGTTCTGCTCCTGAAGGAGATTCCGTAACCGTTGTAAGTCCATTCCAAGCATATCCAACGCTATAAACGCCAGAAGTTGGAATATAAAGAACCCCACGGTCGATGCCGTTTTCAAACTTACGTTCCGACGTTTGGTCCCATAAAAGCGTAGCCATAATTCTTCCTTTCTAGAAGAAAAGTGTAAAAACTGTATGATTTAACCCGTCTTTTATAAATGCTCGATTAAAAGAGCATAAAGATAACTGTAAAATTTTATCGGGTACATTACTATCTGGATTTCTATCAATAACTGTGACTGAGTAACGTTTTTTGTAATTGTATAGTTTATTGCTTGCATACTTTGTGTTATAATTATCTAAATTATAAACAATGCAAGGATACTCCATTTGCACGTTACTTGGTGGCTGAAAATATACTTTATCAGTTGTCAGTTTAGATTCTAATAAAGTTTGCAACTCAAGCCGCCTAGGGTCTGGGGCCATTATAAACACCTCCCAAACGAAGGAGTAGACGGGGACTTTGCACTTCAATATCTGAAACAACCCACAAAGTCCCCGCCCACTGAATATAACGCATGGCAAAGAAGTGTTCATTGGCATAGGCATCAGCAACAATACTTATAGAATTACCTACTGTAAGATCGCTATTTAAATACTCTGAATCTTGCAACTTACGACTATTTTTTACCACGTCTCCATAGTAATAATACTCAACAATGGTGTCTTCCCATACACCAGGGGCAGATTCAACAGTTTCTCCATAACCGACCTTACCATAAAACTTCGCCATTATATTCCTTAATTAGGCAGTACGAGTAAATGACCAGTCAGCGTCAAAGTTGTGCGGGAAGTAGTAGCCAGCAGCTGGCGTAGCTTCCACAGTGACGGTTGCGCCGGCAGCAATTGCAGTTTGTGCTCCAGCAGTAAAGGTCGTTCCGGTAACACCATTCTTGTAGATGACATGAGACGTTGACGGAATAGTCAAGACACCAGTTGAAGTAACAAACGTTGGGATGCCAGGTGTAACCAAACTACCAGCGGTTCCACGAGAAACAGCAATAGCTGTCTTGAACTTGGTGAGAGTACCAGATACACGGGTCTCAATCAAGTACTTGTACTGGTTGTAATCGATGTCAAAGTCATCAAACATCGAGATGTTTCCACCGCGGTCGGCGCCAAACGTGTAGTCGCTCATGTTAACAAGCACGCAAAGGAGGTCTCCAGTGTTAGTTTGGACACCTTCCATTACGGGAACTGTAACAATGTTAGATACACGCAAAGCGGCGGCCAAATCAGACGTAGTTGGGTAAATACGACGACCAGTGGTGTCCTTAACCAACAGCAACGAGGTGAGCAAAGCTTCCGTCGTGAACATGGTAGGGTTGCCCAGCCCGCGGTATGCGGGACGAGCGTTTACAATTGCGTCAACAATTCCATCGCCAACAGTACCGTTTGCAACGGTTACCTTGTGCGTGTAGAAATCGTCGTCAAAAGCAATTGGACGAATGTTGGTCTCGTTTACCTTGTCCTCATCGTCAATCTCACGACCATCGCCAACCAGTGCGGCACGAGCAAGTTCCTCGTCAAGCATGATTCGCATTTCGGCCTTCAACCAAGCAACAACGTCAAGATCAGTAATGTCGACAATGTCGTCACGGTCCAACTTCTGCTTCTTGTAGATGGTCGTCGGAGTCGTGACTCGCTTCGACAAAGCAAACCATTCATCCTTCTTCAGGCTTCCCTTAACATATCCCTTTGCACGTGCATCATCAAGCGTGATGTCAGCAGACATGGTCTTGATACGTGAGAACGGGTTCTTCTTAGCGCCGTTAATAACAACACTAACCCATTCCATCCGTCGTGCAACCCACTCCGGAGATCCGTCGATGGTCTTTGCGTCGGGGAAAAGGTAATCGATGTTCTCGATGCCATACTCTACGGCGTGAGCAAGAAACGATTCCTTAAAAGATCCAAGCTTTTGCGCATCTTCAACAATAGTAGATAGTTGCGCGTGAGTCAAACTTGGACGGTCCTGCTGTGAGGAGCTTCCAGCCTGCTCGAAAACATTGTGGCTCATCTGTGTACCTTTCTGATGTTCAAGAACGTCTTCTGTAACGTTCTCTGTAGGTGCTACTGGCAAGGAATCGTTCTCGATAGACTCATCCTCGTTTGCGGGGGTTTCTGTAACAATTTCTTCAGACACTGCTTCATCCGTGACAACAGTTTCATCTGAATCAAGACCGGATTGTTGCATTGTGTTACCACTTGCTTCTACGGCTGCGCCAACCATGAAATAAACGACGTCTTTTTGTTCTTGCGTAAAGCCATCGTAAATTTCTTGAACGGTTTTGCCTTCTGGTGCGTTTGAACTTGTCGTTCCAGCTTGGTGCTCGAGAGACAAACCAGTATAAATAATGGCTTCGTCTTCAAGATCTTCAATGTCTCCATCTGAGTGACGAATACTTACATTGTCAATAAGGGCTCCTGGATTTGCTCCAGACAACACAAGACTAACTTCTCGAATCACTCCGTGAAGCACATTCTTGCTCTTCTCAACAAGTTGGTTAGCATAGATTGACAAAGAAACAATGTCGTTATGTTGCACGAGAGCTTTTGCATTCTCTGCCGTTGGCGTAGAATTAAAAAAACCATGCGCATAAACGCCATCAGTACGTGCTTCAAGTACAGCGTGGCCAAGAACGTTAGTTGGTTCATTGTGGCTGTGTTGCCATACTAGTGGTACAGTTAGTCCGTCCATATGCTTAAACGCATCGGGCATAATTGTCCGACCGTCAGAGCACTTGAGACCTGCTTTGGTGGCATAGCCACTAAAATCAGCTTCCATTTTGACAGTCTCCTTTCAGTTAGTGTTTTAACGGCCAGACGCCGTTGGTGGTGTTTGAGTAGTTACATCATCATCAACGCTGTCTGTTGTTTGTATTGACAACGAGTCTGTCGATTGTTGTTGTGGCATGTTACTATTCACAAGTTGATCAGCTTTGGCTTCCTTAGATGGCTTAAACCCAATAATAGATCTCACTTCGTTGGCTGTTAAGATTTCATTTCGCGTAAACTTATCAGCAATGTCCGCAATACTATTAATTGGGACCAACTTAAATGGATCTCTAAAGAACACAATAGATTGTTTTTGTGAACGAGCAGTTTTTGTAAGAAAGGTTCTACGCATTGCTTCTGCAATTGATGAAAGAATTGGTTCAATGGTTCGAGCATGATAATTTAGCATTGCTGTCTCATCGGCCGTTCCGTTCATGATTTCAGCTGTTAAACCAAGTTGTCCATATAGCATAGTGGTCAAGTATTCAACCTGTGCTAGCAAATTGTTTTCGGCGGGCCTATTTAATTGCGTAATTTTCTCAGTACCGTCTGTATATGCAATGCCATATTGGCTACCTTTTAACTGTGCTTCAATATCTTGTCGTCTTTTTTCTGCTTGGTCGCGACGAGCTTCAGATTTGATAACATATGGCAACTGAATAATTAAATCTAATTTGCCAGAACTTGATTGTTGATCAACAGCATCAAGCATGTTTAGTTTATTGATTAATCGTTGCAAAGTTGAGTTTGGTTCGTTCATTACTGAATAAAAAGGGTTCTCGACTACCGCAACAAATTTCTTTTCCAAAACAATGTCTTCGCGTCTACCAATAGCTTCATTGTAAAGACTAATTTTGATATGTTTTGGGTACCATTCAACAATCTCACCTACGCGAAGTGTTTTGATATCGAAGCTTGCCGACTCACTAGGATTAATTGTAGTGTCTATTGGAACAATTGCCGCAACACCTTTATCGAACAATGTTAAAGCAATGTCTTGTTTAAAAGCTCGAGCAGCTTGATCAATATTTGCCTCGACTGTTAAACATTGGTTTAAACCACTATCGATATCTTCAAGATACCTTTCGTTATCGTCAAGACGAACGTGACGCATTTCAGCGGCAGCAGTATCAACACTTAAACGGTTATAGATTGAGGACACAATTGATTTTTCACTTGATAATCTTAATCGGGCTCGATCTGGTCGTGCGCTATATGAAGATCCATAATCAAACGTCGATGGTGCATATAACATGTTCGGTTCAAAGAACGCATTCCATGCATGACGTAAACGATTTGGCATTTTAGCCATTAATGACCTCCCTTCTTATATAGGTGAGATAGGTATTTATAAACCGCTAATGGCGTCAATTTTTGCTTGCATTTGTGTAGCCAGATCAGCAATCGAAGCTTCTGCACTTGCTTTGACATCGGTAACGGTTGAACCAGTAATAGGTAAGGGCGCAAGTGGCTCTGTTATGACTGAAAGTCGATCAAGTTCTGCTTGTTCTTTCGCAAAAAGATAAGCGTTTTGGGCATCGCGCGCAAGAGCATAAGCAGTCAATTGCTCCGTAGTTGGAGGTTGCATACCTTCTGGTAAGGTTGGTGGTGTTTGTGTCATAATTATTATCCTTGAAAAACGGGGTTAGATACACGGACAGATGTGCTATCGGTAGCAATACCAAACGATTGTACAGAGAACAAACCACCATACGCATCATCACCAGGTGAGGCAGGCATGCGAGCATTAAGTGGACGATTTGTTGCCGTTGCATTTTCTGGGCCAAGCCATTCCCTAGCAGCCCCAGCAGTTTTGCGAACCGTCATACGCAAACCAAATTTTTCTACTAACAACCAATCGTTAGCAGCAATAGTCATACCACTGTCTAACGTTACATTACCGGCAAAACCATCCGAGTTTAGAATAATAACAGCTCCGGTAGAATCGATGCGAGCACAGTGACCGTAAGGCGTGCTACTAATACCAATCTGGCCAATATAAAAAAATCTTCCCGACTCGGGTAACGTTGTAATTTGTATCATAGCAGAGAAAAATGCTAAGGGAGCGGTAGAACCATAACGAGTTCTGCCCAAATATGCTATAGACCCACCTGTTGCAGAATACCAAGTACCACCAAACGTCCCAGATCGCGTCATATCAGAAGGCACAGTTCCTGTTGCCGCACCTGTTAAATTTGAATATTTAACTTGCCACCCAGGAATTAAGTCACCTGCTTCCATAGACTTAGAACGGTACGGTAAAGAAACATGATTCCCATATGGGTCAATCTGCCCATTAGTTGGCCATGTTCCGGCAGTCTTTGGTCCTATCAGTTTGGTAAAAGTTTGACCGGCACTGCCTCCCTCATACGCTAAAACCATAAAATCATCGTTTGCGCCGTTGGCGTTATTTGCGGTTAGTGCATCAATCTGGGTAATAACCTTTCCGTCAGCTCCTCCAGCAGGAGTGGCCCAAGAAATAGTGGAAGCTCCAGCCGTCAAGACCTGGCCAGTTGTACCCTTGCCTAGTCGTGTCAATGATGAGGCACCATTGGCAACAATTATATCACCTACTGTGGTCACCGTTGAAGCAGGTATTGCGTTGTTTCCGGCTTCATAAGCAATACGAACAGAGTTTGGTGTAGCGGCCTTGACGGTTGAAGTTGATATTACTGAGTCCTCAAGTTGCACCGCACCCTTCACCGTTGTACTTGCATCAGCAATGCTCAACGTTCGGTTAGCAGATAGATCTCCACCACCAGCCAAAGGTGCGGTTGTGCTTAATGTACGAGTTGCAACAACGGCCGTTCCAGTGACCTGTGAAGGCGCAATAGTCAATGTTGATTGGGCCGCATTCTTCCACAAACCAGTTGCAGAATCATACTTCAATAAATCGCCATTAGCTGTGCTTGTAATTAAAACATCATGTAATTCGTCAAGCTCATAACCATTCTGGATCTTAACATAAATCTTACCTGTAGACGGATTATCAAGCACAACATTACCCAAATATACAAGGTGTGTCGGCGCAACAGGCTTTGTCGTTGTCCAACCGCCAGCAGTCGTACCGGACAAATAAATCGGATCTCCGTCTGCTAATGCAGCAGAAGTGTCAAGACCGTCTAAATATCCCGACACCATTACTGAACCAGTTGCATTGTTAGCAATTGCTGAAGCAGTAAAGCCTAGAGTTCTAGCGCTTGTGCTTTCTGCGTTCGCGCGAGCGAGAGAAATATTTGGATGGGTGCCATTTGACCCTGAGATATAAACTACAGAGCCCTTTGGAATTGTGACTCCGGTAGCATTTCGAGCCGTGGTATAAATTGGATCACCAACGGCATACGATGGTCCGGTTGCTCCGGTTGCGCCAGTTGCGCCGGTAGGTCCTGTAGCTCCGGTTGCCCCTGTAGCTCCTGCAGGGCCACGAACATTGCCGGCATTAACGGTTGAACCGTCGTACTTAGTTAGAATTAAGTTGTCACCTGAGATTGCTCCTGAAACAACAGACGCTGCCTCGATTGCAAGCATACGCGCTGCTGTTAACACGGTTACTGTTGCCATTGTCATCCTTTCTTTTGTGAAGTTATTCGAACGCTTCTTTGTGCGCTTTGAAAGCAATATAAGCGTCCATAAGGGCGGCTACATTGTCGATTTTTTCTTCTTGTCTTTTCTTTAAAAGTTTTCTGTTACCATTTGTGTCTTCTAAAGTAATGGCATTACCCATGGCAAAAGACATTAGTGATTGATCGAATAAAAGCATTCGTTCTTCACTTAAAATTTTTAGTTCGCCCAAAGGTACAGACTCAGTTTTTGCACCTTGAATTACTTTCTCAATACCAAATGGGCCATTCTCGGCTTCCCATCGAGCAACAAATTCTTTAGCGTTATATGGGTCAAAACCCAAAGCTCTCACGTCGTATTCTGAAGCTTGAATGAACTGATCTAGGTCCTCATAGACCTCCATCATGTCAAGCACAGATCCTTCGAGTACATGTAAGCTACCTTCTTTGGTAAACTCGTCATACTTGGAACGCATAGCTCCTGGTAGTTTCATTTGTGTAAGGGAGGAAATATAACTACGTGTCTTAACGCCGTAAAAGCCATTGCCCAGCGGGAACAAAAATGTAAAAGCACAAAAGTCATCTCCCTGTGAGAGGTCAGCGCCAAGAGCGCATGGCATTTGCCAGAAATCACGCTTTTTGTGCGGCAAAGTTTCTTCGTATGTGAAGAAATATGTATAACCTTCCATAGGTATACCAAAACGTTTCGCAAGAATATCATTCCTTGCTGCTGGAGCTTTCTCAGCCCGCTCAACGTCTAGTTGATAGGTTTCATAACTAACGGTAATTCCCAAATTTGGATTAGCTTTTTGCCACATTGCGGGATCTGCAACTTCTTCTAATGAATCAAGCTTATAGTGCCAAATCGAAATATGTGGAGCAAAGTATTCACCTTTAAGAATATCACTAAGCTCCATCTTAATTGTATCACCTGAGCCGTTACGAACCGTTCCTTCTGAACTAATAGCAACGATCAAATAATCATCTAATTTAGATGCACCTTGCTCAATTGCGCCAACAACATCTTCTCTTAAGTCTCCAGACAGCCATTCGTCAATTGTAGATACTTTTGGACGAAGACCTTGTAGCTTATTGATGGCCATTGGGCGGATCTCAAGCATTGAGCCAGTTAAAAAGTTCTCAATTCCCTTTTTAGTTGAGGCTAATTTAATCCGCATAGCTCTAGAACCAGTTGTATTTTGCATTGAACCTTCGGTTAGAAATTTAAATAGAGGACCTCGCGCGCGCGTGATAGCGGTGCGAAACGGAGCCATTACTTCCTCAGCTTGTTTCATTGTTGGAGCCGTTGTGATTTGATGCGTTGTTGCAGTATCAACATTTAGAAAATATGCTTGAATGCATTCAGCATACATAGACTTAGCTGCACCTCGAGCAACAATCAAATATTGTTTTGTAATCAATCGTTTTTTAATTGTTTTCTTAACATACTTTCCGCCGTGATTGTCTGCCGAGGGCTCATAAACACTACGTTCAATAAAGTAATACCAACCAAAAATTTGCTCAGACCATAATTTAAAAGTATCTAATAAATGCAAATCGCTTCCGTCTGTCAATGTCAGTTCGTTTTCACAATAAAGAATAAAGCCATTAACAGCCTCATCGTCGTAATACATGTTTGGGTTTGCAATTAAAGCGTCAATTCGATTCATCTCTTGTGCAATTTCTCGGTTTACTGGTATGTCTCCCCGTAAAACAGAGTCTCTGAATTGTGCATAATATATCGGAGTAGCTGTATTTGATAATCCCATTATGCACCTCGTTTCTGTTTAGGCAAGACGATGTTTACCTGCTCCTGCTGCAAATATAGACTTAACGGCTACCTTGCCAACCGTTTGCGTACCTCGATGTTGACCTGTTGCTTTAAGACCTCCACCAACTGCGCCAGCAATTGGGCCAGCTTTACCTTTAATGATAAGTGACTTACCTTCATTTAAAAGGATTGCTTCAATTGCTTTTCGTCCAGCGGATTTTGTCTTTGTTTCAACTGTTAATTTACTATATTGTTGTTCAAGATTCAATCGTGTCACTAATGCTTGCAGTTCTTTATTGTCAAGCGAAGACACAGTACTTTTTGCAGCTCGTTGTTTGTAAGATGCAGCATTTAAAGCGTCTTCAGATGGAAGTCTTCCGCCTCCACCTTTAACTTTAACAATTCCGCCGCCAGGTTTAATTTTTGCGGTAACTGGAGTTGAACCTCCTCCGCCGCCAGACGGATTATCGCGTCTAACGCCCCAACGCATACCGCGAATGCCAACGTGCTTAAGAACTTCTTCGGTCGCTACTCTTCCGAGGTTGTTTCCGTCTGAATCGGGGGCGTCCATCCCTCCTCCTCTCTGTAAGTGCTAATCCTCCAGCCAAGTTCTGTGATTTGATCTTGAATTGCGGACATAGCATATGATGTTGATGGTGGATCGAATAGAAGGCGGACTCTCAAATAAACATAAGATTTAACTGAGTTTAAACGAAGGTCCGAGTCTAGAATATCGTTCCAGACTGGTGTAGAATTGCTAATCATAAACCCTTCAACGGGTCCAACCCCTAATTGATTTAATGTTGCAAACGTAGAGTTGATATGCATAATAATATCTTGGTCAAACGCCGTGTAACTCGAATCAATACCTAGAATTTTTTTGGTACTGTTAAGTATACTCTCTGTCATGGTCTCACCTCCTTGAATTTATTTAATTTTTTTGTTAACAAGTTTTTGAATAACTGCTGGATCGTAACCAGCTTTTTTCAATCGATTCTTACGTACAGTGCCAGTTCCCCACAGACCGTGAATCACTTCGTTTGCAATAACGGCGTTAGTTTTCTTAACAGGTTTTGGCTTTGGTTTGGCAACAACCACCGGCTTGACTATTTTATAGTTCGGTCGACCATAACCAACCACGCCAGTTTTACGAATTTTACGCCAAACTCCTCCGCCAACACGTGACCCAGCTTTGTTAGTGTTGCCCTCAATGGTTACAATTGAACCATCTTTCATTACAGCTTCAACAATACCAACATGGCTAATTCGATCGACGTCATCGTTTGGGAAATTGAAATATACAATGTCCCCAACACGAGGCGACGTATGCCATTGCTTTTTTGATTTAAACCACGCAGCTCCGGCTGGAGTGTACGCATGCTTAGGGATGATCGTCGTAGCTTTTGCTTCGTTTGCAACCCAAGACACAAACATAGCGCACCATGGTTTATTGTTTAGACCATACCAAGCGCCATACTTATTATTGTTGTTGGCTTTTTCTTTATAACCAATTTGGGTTCGCGCTACGCGCAAGACATCTTCGGATGTTGTCATCTTAAACTACCTCAGTTTCATTTGTAGACTCAATCACAACGTCGGGGTCTTGTGAGATCCTTTGCGGACCGTCTTCTGGTTGCGATGAATTGTCTGTCGCTTGAGCAAGATCGTCCAACGAAGTTGCATCCGCAATTTCTGGCACGACGCCAAGGCCATAAGATTGGA